CCTGTTTGGCACCTGCAGGTATTACCCTGCAGGATTTTATGACCCGACTAGCGAGTCATCTGCGGTCCTCAAAACATGAGGTCCCGTTCTGACGCGTATAGTGACCGGTATGACTGATCGTCAAATTGGTCACTTGTTGGCGTAGACGACGGCCCGTTAAATTACTACGGAACGTCTTGATTGGCTTCACATCTCTAGTTATGAGAGGTGAAGTATACCCGTCGCACCCTACAAGCTTATTAAAAAAGCTTGCAAGAGGTCCGTCAGGTACTTGGCCACGCTGGCTACCAGAGTAATCAAAAACTGGTTCGTCAACGTCTCGAAGTGCGGCCCAAAGATATGGTTCATGGCGTGTCTCCTCTCGTTCGTCAGGTTTAAACCTGAGGTATGAGAATCGATAAACGCCATGGCCAATGTGCCTCGGGTTTGCACACGTCGTATTCTGGAGAAAATCCCAGAAACCAATTTTAGGACATCGTACACCCGAATCATCTGGAAAATCTCCCGGCACAATTTTCACTGCACCAATTGTGTCTTCCAGCAACCCGGTTAAGTACAAAAGTGTCCATCCAATCTCACACTCAGGCCATCTCATCAGTAAACCATTGATGAGCTTGTAGAGTGTGGCCTCGTAAGTTTTTCCACTTACGGATGCCGACCCATTCTGTGGTTGGAACGGGCGTACGTCCACCCCGCGGTAATAATCACCACCGCAGGACTCCCTGAAAGGTCCGTTGCAGAACGTCTTCTCTGCATTAATGACGAATCCTAACTCTTGAAAATGTAGCACAACATGAGTATGGATTTTGCCCGAGTAAATCAGGTCATCACCATAAACAGAGATCGTACGACTAACTCGGCCATTATACAATGTAGCCTCGATAGCTTTCAAGAGGGACAGGAAGACTAACGTTTGGAGCGGAAAAGTGTAACCGATGCCCATAGTGCAAAATGTATTGCTGTGCACTATAGAACCATCCGGCAGAACAACATCACCAATACGTGACTGAGTTAGTACAGCAAACCAGTCCGGTGGAAAAAGTTGTTCAACTAATGCAACGGATATACTATCCGATGCAGAAGACAAGTCAGCTGTAACGAAATTATTACGTATACTAGCATGACGAGCTAATATTCTGTGTTTCTCTTGGAGAAACCGAATATCTTGCTTAACCGCTTTCAGTCGTTTCCTAATCATTTCCCCAAGACCGTAACTCATATAAGAGCCTATAGTCGTGTTGGGCATGATGGAACGAAACGATTTAAACGTTTTGGGGACTAGCGTCAGCTTCAGGGAACAGATTTCCTGGTAGACCGACCCCAAAGGGTTTCGGTTACTTTGCGCCGTCCAATAATCTTGGATGCACGGTATTTGACTCATTTCTTTGTCAAACCAGTTGATCTGTTCTGGGGAGCCGGATAAGGGTAACTCCCATCGGGCGGCTTCACTAGCCAACCTTGCGGGAATTCCTACCGAAGCTCTCTTTCCGAATCTGCATAGGTTGCGATGTTCTTCATCGCTGTATTCGCCGAGTACTCTGGCGATATAAATCCGTGCATAATTTAGAACCTTCTGCGTTATTTCAGGCAGTCGGTCAAAATCAATAGCAGAGATCCGTCTTTGAGTGTCTTGGAAGCCTGAAACAGCTTTCTCAACAAGCTCATCGTCGCTAAACAGGTCATTTGTAAACCTGTACCTTTTAAATATCGATTGGATCTGATACGTTGCCTTAAATTTAGCAACGCACATCTCGTCCTCGACTGCAGGTATAGCCTCGCGAAACGCGACAGGACTTCTCCCTCTAACTGCTAGTTCGAAGTCCGAACAAAAATCGTGCTCGCCGAGGTTCTCTCGGAAATCCCTGATTAATGATAACGCAACATTCTGCATTATCAAGTCGACCGAAGTTTGGACCTTTACGGTCTTGGACTGAGCCATCATTTAACCTCCATGTTCTTGTGAGAGTTAAAGGGTGAACGGTTAATTCAAACCGCCCATATTCCAGAAATCTGCCATTGCTTCTGATGAAAGTACTTGCACTCCAATTTGATTAAGGACTGCGGCACCTTCAGGGGCAACGGGGTGGATTTCGCGCTCAATGCGGAGGGTGTTAAATACAATTTTTCCACCCCCAACATTTACAGGCTCAGCAATGACAATACTCTTCTTGTCTTTGCCAAATGCGCCGGTACCAGTATTGACCGTTGGCTGCCGTACTTTAGCAGTCAGCGACTTCCGAGTGAGAAAATCTACATCACTCGAACATGCCATATGGATACCGTTAGGAATACTCAGTCCGTCTTCGACGAACCCCAGGGATGTACCATCTGTCACTGTGACAGTGATATCTTTCTTCAGGTCGATAGTTCTCAACCCCATAGTGCACCTCCGTGCTTGTTGTCAATGCTTCATCGCGTCCAAGCCAGTCAAAGCAGACTGACTTAGTAACGCCATGGCATCGATTGAATGAGTTAACGAGAGAGGTTTCCCTGTTAACATCGGTGGGACCATTGTGAAAGGGTTAGGAGATCGCCGAATTATTGTCTTTGATTCGACGGATGCACCATAAACTCCATACGTTGACGGGTAGCCAGTATATAGCGGATCACGGACTAAAGTTCCTTCGTTACAGCTTACGCTGACTTCGGAAACTAAAGTATTCCATGTCGCTTTTACGACTACCTGTGGTGCCGGCAAAAATGCCTGCAACCACTTATCAAAGTTGAAGAACCAGTCCACAACGAATGAGAAGGGTACCAGTGCCCAGAGAGTCGACGGTAAGTCTCGGCATCGAAAGCCGAAAACTCGCAGCAGATTATCTTCAAGGCTCATCGGTTCCAAATCGATGATGATACCCGCGTTAGCACGAAGAAGAACCTTCTTCGTGTAACTCCCCGTGGCTCGATAGTGATTAAAATCACCACCCAGCCGCACGCCAGCGAATCCGGTCTCTGTTGTAGATGACCAGTTCTGTGTGGCACGGACTACAAGACGCCTTTTTTGTAATGCTGGATTCAGCATTAACGCACTCGCGATCGACTCAATGTCGAACATGAGGGGCTTGAAACCGTAACGCCCTTCGAGCCACGCATCCTGCGTAGCTTTCAGAATATTTCCGGTCCCTAACTCGTGAAGCTTCGCTCTCCTGAATATCATTTTGTTTAGGAGGCGATTTACTCCTTTGAGTGGACTTCGCAGCATACGAATAGTTGTACCCAGTTGGGCTATACTTTCGCCACTATACATATCCCCCTGATTAGCTCTAGACATTGCGTCTACTTGAGCCAATCCTCGGATCCATGCTTCATCTACAGGATCCGCTGAAGTTGAGGGACGTGCAGCTGCTGTCTGGACGTATGCGGTTAAGTCTCCCACCAGTGTCTCATCCACGAAATTTTGTGGATAGATCATCCGGTGGAAGGCCGAACCCGCTGTACGCTTCTCTTTAGTCAACGTCATTTCACCCATAATGATTTGTCCCTGTGCGATGGCTTCAAGCCATCCATCAGTGCACATTTCCGTTATGGATGACGCTTCACCCTGGATTGAACCAGGGCGGGTGAAGGATTGGATACCGAACACGTTAGAATTAGTAACAGTTACTGACGTGGATTGGTAGTCATTCCTACTCCGACTTCTGAGACCAGACATAAAGTCCTCCTTGTAGTTTACACATCTTGGAAGATGTGATATTAAGACCCCTCCCCTCCCAATCCTAACCGTACTTCGGCGGATAGGAGAG